TACACTGGCCCCACCTATGGCAGTGGCAGTTAAATCTGTAAGACTAAGAGAAGGGTTGATCCTAGCAGTGACACTGGTGGTGGCAGTGCTAACAGAGGTACCCTCCTCTGTCAGAAGGATTGTACCATCATTGGCAGTAAAAGCAGTAAACCCACCAAGGGCCAAGTTATTAAGCTGATCTGCCGTGGCAGTGAGAACTGTACCCCGAAGAGCAAACTGGCCCGTGACGTTTAACTGTGCCGTACTCATGGCAATAGGGCCAGCAGTTCCTCCACCGTCTTGAATAGCCCTGACTGTACCGTCGAGACCATCATTAGGATTAGCTGCGTTGACTTGCAGCAGATCCTTATAAGTGTTAGCTATCAGTTGGTTTGTTAGATCAGCCATAATAAATTATTCCTTTGGTCACTATTTCTTACGGCTTTTCCTTTTCAAACCGAATACTGCACTTCTTCCTTCTTTCTTACTACTCTTCTTTTTTCTGGCTCCTTGAGCTTCATCACGCCTAGCTTTAAAGCTTTGGCTCTTCTTTCCTCTGCGTGCTCCAAGACTTTCATCTTCTCTGTCCTTATAACCTTGACGCTTGGTAGCTTTCTTCGCTGGCTTCTTTTTCTTCATGTCTTTCTTGGCATTAAAATAAGCTCTTGGCATTGCGCTCTCCTTTTATATAAAGTTCCATGCAGTGGTAGTGTCTTCCCATTTAGATGTAACAGCTTCCCAGCTTTTATTTCTATCTTCATTACTAGGTGGTCTTGCATCTCTGATAAATTCTTTGTCTACTGGAAATTTTACCCTATTTTGTGGGTCTGTTACAAGATTAAAAATACCATCACTTTCGCTCTTTGCAACAATAAATTCTGTTCCGGGTTCCTTGACCCTTTGATCAAGAGGAAAACGAAACCCTGATCTATCACTGATAAAGAATGCTCTCTTACCTATTGGTGTAGCCATTTAACATTTCCACCTTTTTCTAGCTTGTCTTAGTCTTGAGTTAGGATTCTTTGCCGCTTTGGGAAACTTCTTCATTTGACCTGCAGATCTGGCGCAGTAGCTTTTTCTTCTAGCTGCTCTCTTACCTGTAGGTTTAGACTCAGTAACCGCTGTCTTTAGTTTACTACCGGGGTTATCTCTCCGGTACTTTGCCACACCCTTCTTGGTCATTCCTGCCCCAGCTTTGGTAGGTCTCTTCTGCCCACCGCTGATGCTATGACCTTTCATAGTACCTTTTCGTTTCTTAACTGCCATCACCTTTTCTTCTTTGCAAAAGTTTTAACATTGGTAGGCTTACCACCTACACCTTGTTTCACTGATCTTTTACGTTGAACAGCAGACTTCTTTTGTCCAGCTGTCATACGCTTTGCCTTGGCCAGCGGAACACACTTAGGGTATTTTCTTTTGGAACCTGTGGCAGACTTTCTTCCACAAGGTTGAAACTTACCGTTCTTCTTAGGAGCACCTATGTCTACCCACTCTTCACCTACCCACTTTCTCAGACCACCTCCTGTCTTGGCTCCTACAAGTTTTTTCTTCTTTCCTTTTTTCTTTCCCCCGGGTTTGACCTTACCAGAACAAACAGCAGAGGCGTACATATTTGCGTAAGCTGAAGGGTAAACATCAAACTTACGTTTAGCCGCTGCCTTTCCTTTGGGACAGAGTTTAGCCATCCTATACTATCCTTAATCTTGGAGAAATAAACAAACTTACCCGTTCTTTATCTGCTTCTAGAGCAGTACCTAAAAGACTTTCGTAGTGAGCTTGGAGCATGGCGATACGTTCTGTAGGAACATTAGGTCTCTTGAGACTTAGGTAATAAGCAAGACCTACAGTGAGGCAGGGAAGAAATCTGAAAGGAACATCTGCATTTTCCAACGCACTTCTGTTAACATCTTTCAGACGCTTCATTCTATACTGTCTAAAGGTATAGGTATCTGCTGCATCAGGAACAGGAAAGACATATACCTTCATATTATCTCTGCCTTTAAGAGTAGCAAACTGAGTAGGTCTTCCTGCTGTAGCTTTGTTGGTGATAGCTTCGTATTCTTCATAAGACATACGGTTCATCTGAAAGTCATTAGAGTTAGAAGACAATCTAATATACCCGTTGAGAACATCCACTGTCTCATCCTCTAGAGTATACTCAGCTACGTTCTCAGTAAGAACAGTAGATTTTATATCTGTACCCCAGAGAAGAACACCTCTGTTCTGCCAATCAGTAAGCAGAAGATTAAGAGAACGTCTGGCAGTGATACCATCATTGCCTAGTTCTGGCTCTCCTCCTATCATGGCAAAGGCTTCTTCTATCACCTCGTCTATGAAGAAAGTGGCATCAAAGTCTGATGTAGTTGCAACTGCCATAACTTATCTATTCCTCATCCACGCTGGTTTAACGGGTCCACCCACAGCATACTTAGCAGGTTTAGATTTCATATAAGGTACACGCCTACCCGAAGGTAGCTCCTGCGTTACCTTAACTTTCTTTGATCCAAAAGGTTTTACCGTGAGGTCAAATTTTTCAAAAGCCATTAGGACCTATACCTTTCTTTTGATTCCTTTAACAAGGGATCTGAGCTGTGTTGTAAAACTGTGTCTAGCTTAGAGTCCATTCTTTGTATTAAAGTTTCTACTCTGTTGTTTTTGTCTATAAGAGCAATAATAATCTCATCTTGGTTTTTCAGTGCGGTTGCTACATCTCTAAGCATAAAATGTAAAAGTTTCCAAGCTGCTGCACCCGCTCCTATGGTGGCAACTATGGCAAGCCCGTAATCTGAAATAGCCTGAAATACACTAAAGTCCTCCACCATTCATATCCTTTCTATTCTCCAGTTGGTTGTGTACAGTTACACCCCCCTTCTTTAGAACAAGAACAATCTTCACACCCTGTGCATTGACAAGAGGGGTTGCCACATGCTTTTTCTGATTTAGATTCCTCAGACAACATTTGGTCCTTTCCTTGCAGCCCCGTAACCTTGACCAGTGGGTCTGCCTACGATTGCATCCAACATCTTTGTAGAAGTCGGAGGATTCTGGTCTATATCCTTTGAAGTTTGTGGTTTATTAAAAGCTGCTAATTTTTTCTCTTTAAGTGTTTTAGCCATGATTAAAATCCTCTCTGTGCTGCGCCTGAACCTCTACCAGAGAAGCCGCTGCGTTTACTACGGTTCATACCTTGAGTCTTCATCTTACCTCTTCCGGGTCTGCCCCCTGCTTTTTCTCCATCACTCAGATCAAAGTCTTTATCCATTTGCTCTTGAGTGGCGTACTGAATACCATATTTTCTAGAGAAGTCTCCTAAAGAAGTTCCTACTTTACCATAAGATTTAAAACCAGTGTCCTTTGCTTTACCTTTACCTTTAGCTGCAGACTTTGAACGAGATTTAGCACCACCTTGAGGACGTTGGCCACTGTCAGCGTATTTCTTTTTTGGAGCCTTACCAAAGTCATCCATATTCTTTAGGTCATCTCCAAGAGGATCAACCAGCTTCTTCTTCTTTGGAGGACTCTTTATATTTAATTCTTGATTGGCACCTTTTGTAGGGCGATTGTCAGGACGCTGGCTAGGTTTAGCACGCTTCTTTTTTGGAGTACTGGCTGGGCCAAAGTCATCCATATTCTTTAGGTCATCTCCAAAAGGATCAGGATTAGTTCCTTTAAGCTTTGCTGGCGCAGCACCTATCATAGAATTAAGTATATCAGAATCTTTATCTTTAGATCCTATAGCATCTATTACGTGTGTCTTTACTGTTTTTTCTTTAAGCTTTTTAGCCATAGTTAATTGCTCCCTGCAATAAGTGTGTTAGGACCACCCGCTGGGCTTGTGTTAAGCTGCATATCATCCTGTCTACTTCTTCTGGCTCTGTTTCTTAACCTCTCTATCTCTCCTTGGTACTCTTGCTGCCACGCCTGAGTTGTGTTAAAGCTCTTCATAAAGAGAGATGCTTCTATCATGGTGGCAAAGAAGAGCGCATTCTGACAGTGCTGCGTAAAGTAGTTGGTAGGACTTGCAGATGTAATAGTTGTAATCTGTGCAATGAATCCTATCTGAGAATCTACTGTGGCAGAAGGTGTAGGTGCTACTCTAATCTCTGTGTTAGTCTTAAAACCGTAGTACCTAGGTGTACCCGTGGAAGCCGAGACTGGCCAGTAGTCTAGCATATACTCATAGGGTCTATGCTTCAACTGAGTTCTGGCACCACTGACCTCTATGGTAAAGGTCTTGATGATCTCTCCACCACTAGGCACAGATACTTCTGCAGTTCCAGAAGATACAGCTACACTGGCGTAAGAGACAAGACCCTGATCATCTAGGTCATTCATCATCTTATCCTGTGCTCTCTGTATCATATTAGGAAGAGCACCTAGAAACTCTGAGCCATCATTCTCAGTGGTCTCTACAACTGCGCTGACAAGGGAGTTAAAGTCCATCTGGGTTAGCCATAGTAAACGTAAATTTTACCACCGTCACTGATACCAGCAACAGAGACATTACCTTCACACCTTACCCCGTCATCCCCTATGTAAACATTATCTGCTGTATTGGCAGCTAAGGCAGGTTGTTTGATCACCACACCTTTCTTATCTCCAATTACAATTTCAGAGGCAACGGTGACAGCAAAAGTATAAAGCCTGATTCTGGTATCTGCCAGAGTTACACTGGACTTGGCATCAACCATGAGGCCATTACCTCCTGCACCACCTTCTACCTGTGCAATTTTAAGTGTAGTTGTCATTTATTTTTCTCCTAAAAGAAAGGGGAGAACCATCTCCTGATCCTCCCCCTATTATAGATCAAAGCTGTTGGCTTTCCAAGGTTCAGCTTATTACTTCTCTTGCATTGCAGAGATATAGTCAACCGTAATTGTATTAGCCGCTGCTTCACCTGTAAGCACCGCAATAATAGGAGCCATATCTTCGTCAGTGACAAGATTAGTACCTGATACCACACTGACAGTACCAACATGAACATCATCAGCATAAACTTTAATATTACTGAAACCGTCAAAGTGATAGCCTAGTTTTACAAAGGTATCGTCTGTCATGGAAGCAACTGCCGTGACAGAGGCAGAAACAATTGAACCTGACATATTTGTTTCAGAAACTAGACGAATAGCTGTACTCTCATCATCACACTTAAACGTGATAGAATCTGAGAGACCCGCAAAAGGAGTTGTATCCTTAATTGCAAGACCACAGAGCCAATCTGTTTGTGTGGCGTCACCTACCTTGAGGCGCGTTTCAAAGAAAGTTTCTTTGCTTTCGTCAATGTTAAAAGCTTCAGTTTTAAGTTGGAGTGCAATTCCATCATTCTCTGCGTCATCAGTGGTCATTACTAAAGTTCCACCACCACTATCAGTTACAGAGACAATAGAACCATTGTCACCACCACCGTCAACCTTGGTGCAAGTCCAGTTAACAGCAGACACCGTTGTGCCGTTAAGAGCACCTGTTCCACCTAGATCAGTGTTTTGAACAAAGTCATTCCAGTAGATGGTGTACTTACTAGGAGACATTTGTTTGAGGTCACCAAACGTAGACTCTTTGGTTACGTTTGTGACACCGTTTGGAAAATGTGTAGACATAATGAACAGTCCTTTCTAAGACCAGCACCCTAGGTGCCATTCAAATATGTTAAAGAAAAAGAAGTAG